ACAATAAACTTAAAACTATGAAGACCTGCACTGATGCTGTCTAAATCCCGAGTGGTGAAGTCACTCGTCCCAATCGACATTGTCCCTTTCCCCACCCTTCTTACAAATTGTAGCCCAGTTTGTAAGTCGCCCATGTCTAACCTTTTAAGAATCGTCCAAGCTTAAAAATAAAGTCTCACTATATTATAAAATGTCTGGTGGTATTGCCCAACTCGTCGCCGTCGGAGCCCAGGATGTGCACCTCGTTGGTGACCCCCAAGTCAGCTTTTTCAGGTCGACCTACAAGCGTCACACAAACTTTTCCCAAACTGTCGAGCGTCAGGTCATCCAAGGCAACGTCTCGAACAACGGCATGTCCACCATCCGCTTCGAGCGTAAGGGGGATCTCCTCAACTATGTCTACCTCATGCCCATCGCGGGTGATGGTCTCTCGGCCAACACCTTCACCGATAACTGGACCGATGTGATCTCCAAGGTCGAACTCCTAATTGGGGGTCAGGTGATTGATGAACAGGATTCGACCTACTCGACCCTCATCGCCCCCACCCTTTCGGCGTTCTCTTCCGCCAAGTCGACGTCGGCCAGCCTCTATGATGGCACCAGCGCTTCTAAGTTCTACCCTCTCCGATTCTCCTTCTGTGAGAACTGGCAGTCGGCCCTCCCTCTCATCTCTCTCCAGTACCACGATGTCGAGCTTCGTATCACCTGGGGTGTCGAGGCTGCCTCGAGCAAGTGGGAGGTGTACGCGAACTACGCCTACCTCGATACTCAGGAGCGTGAGGTGTTCGCTTCCCAGCCCCAGAACATGATCATGACCCAGGTCCAGAAGGCGATCTCCTCCAACTCCAAGATCCAGGAGCTGAACTTTAACCACCCAGTCAAGTACCTCGCCGCTGGTGATGCTTCGGCGGTCACGATGGTCAGTACAGCGACCAACAAGCTGAAGCTCCAAATCAATGGTACTGATGTGGCCGACTACAAGTTTGCCGATCCTAACTACACCACTGTGCCTCTCTACTACCACACTTCCCACGGCACCGCCACCCCTGGCACCAAGCTCTTCTTTTACCCTTTCTGCCTCGATGCTGGTAAGCTCCAACCCACCGGTTCGTTGAACTTCTCGCGCCTCGATTCCGCGCGCATCATCAACGACACTGCCAACTGTGATAAGGATATCTACGCGGTGAACTACAACGTCCTCCGTATTGAGAATGGTATGGGTGGTCTTTTATATTCTAACTAATTAGTAAACAATGATTTGGAAGGTTATATTCCTTCTCGCCATCGTTTTTGTATTGACGTACAATCCCAAATCCAGGACACTCGAAAAGTTTGTTGGTCAGCCCACACCACCAACAGAAAAGTCCTGTGAAAACACGCATTACGAAGCCGTTCAATTTGCTCAGACACCATATGAGTGTCCCACCCCAGGTAAATCTAAAATGGGTGTACTTACTTAAAAGGTAAAGTCGACTATAACCTACAAATGATTCAGATGAACCGTGAAAATATCATGATGCTCGCGACAGCTGTATGTCTTCTCGGTCTCATTTTCCTGTTCAAGGAACTCAATAAGACGAAGGAGGAAATGACCGGGTTCAGGACATTTTCAGAGCAGCTCGTTCAGCACATGAACACACCCATCCTCGAGGAAGAGGAGGAAGCACTCGAGACTGAACCTGCACAAAAAATCGAAGAAAAAAAGGAGGAATAAACATATCATCATATATTAACTTGCGAATGCGCAATGAAAAAGTACAAAGCAATTGCAGTACCAGTTAGTTTCGCCTCGGGGAAACCTATATTTCTCACAGTGAGAGACCGTCGATTTAAGGATTGGATATTCGTCACTGGTGGGTGTAGACGACGTGAAATATTCAATCCACTTCGGTGTGCTCTCAGGGAACTCGAGGAGGAGACGAGGGGTGTAGTATCTTTAAAAAGTGGTGAATATACAGAATTTAAGTTTGTGGTCAAAGAGAGTCCAGGGGTGGATCTCGAATATAATGTCTTTATATTCTTTGTGGATTATTCACTCGCAGAGCAACAATCCCAGGTGAAGAAGTTTTATGATGAGAAGCAGAAGACAAATCTAAAAAAGTTGTTGAATCAACCCATTAAAAAAACATACGATGAAAATGATTATATGAATTATGAAACCCTAGAGGAATTCAATACACGTAAGAGATGGAAACTTATCGTGGATAACGTGATTAAGAATCCTCAATTTTATGCGTGTATAAGTTCTCACAATAGAAAAACCTTCTCTATTAAATAATGAAGTCCAAGGCTTACATTGTAATGCAGATTGGAGAACTATTGGAAAAGAATCGTGGTCTCTGTGAGGAGGAAATTGAGGAGTGGAAAGAAAATAACAAAGATATGACAGTTTATGAACTGCTCACCTTTAAGAAACAATTGTCCCAAGGAAAAGAGTTTTCAGATGTTTCTTGTATGAGGTGGTTTAGAGAATAAGCGTGTACTCCAAGTATGTTTAAGGCTTGGTGTGCATCTCAAAAATTTAATAATGCAACCAATCTATCACATGTGCTCATGGACGGTGGTGTCCTTTCTGTGCCATTTGATAAATTGAACGATTTTTATGATCAGTATATAGATGCTGTAAAGCGTGGTGAAAAGCTCTACGTTGTCGAACAGAAGAGTGAGAGGTACAACTTTTTCGTGGACATTGACTACAAAGATGAAAAACCCCTTGAAGTCGATGAAATTAGGAGTATTTGTAAAGTGATTTGTGACAAAGTAAAACGACACGGTGGAAAAGAGTGTCTCATTTCGATCTCACCACCCAAAGAATCTGGTACACTCATAAAAACTGGTGTACATCTGAATTGGCCAGGTTTTGTAGTTGACCAGATATCAGCCTTAGCCCTCAGAGATCATATCCTATTGGCTCTCTCCACCTTGAATAGTGGTACAGATTGGAATGAAATTATAGATTTAGCTGTCTATGGAAGCGCTAGTCGAAAAACAAAAGGAAGTGGTTTTAGAATGCCATGGTCGTACAAGAGAGCGAAACATAATCCTTGTGGTGGTCAGGGTTGTGAGAATTGTGAAAAGGGGCGGGTGGACCAATTAGCATATCTTCCAATATTTCGATATGTCGATGGCCCCCTCAGTACAATTATTCAAATCGACCAAAATCCGAGTGTAGAAGTTCTCAAAATGTCAGCGGTTCGCACAGATGAACCCCAAACGACGCACGTGGAACCTCCCTCAATTGTAGTGAAAGAAGGTGCATTCACGAAAGAACAAACGAAAGATGAACTCCACGATCAGGAAACGAAAGGGCTCATACAAGACTACATTCGGAGACACCTAGAAGGACAGGAGACCTCCTATATTACCAAACTCTTCAAACATAGACAAACCTTCCTCGTTTCGTCAAACTCGAAATATTGTGAAAACTTGAAGCGAGAACATGGGTCTAATCATATATGGTTTATCATCAGTGGAAATGAAATTATCCAGAAGTGTTTCTGTAGATGCGAGACACTTTGGGGTCGTCGAGATGGATTCTGCAAAGACTTTTGTGGGCGTAGACATTTGCTGACACCAAACATTACAGATAAATTGTATCCCAAGAAAGAGCAACTAAAGTATTGTCCAGAAATTAAGAAACGTGTAGAGAAGCCCCTCATAGAATATGGTGGAATCAAGAAACCGTTGGAGACGTTCATAACAAAGAATATGAAAGCACCAGAAGGAACTCACGTGGTTAAAATCGAAAAAATAGGAAAAAGTAAGCCATACTTCATAGCTCTCACGACGTCTAATTATTGTGAAACGATTCGGGGTGTACACGATGATGTTTCGATGTCGTATATCATCAGGGGGAAAGAGATTACACAAAAATGTCCAAAATGTAAACGAAGTGCCCCAAGAATACACGTATTAAATGCTGATATTGTAAAGGTACTTAAACAGTAATTTCTCTATATACCCAAATGTTTACACGATCTGGGCGTAAGATAAAGAAACCTGCTACGTTTCAACCCACTGAAACAGACCTAGTAGATGACTACACCGTTGATGATCACGATACAGACTTTGATTCAGAGCTTGACACAGAAGATGAGGTAGATTTTACTTCAGATGAAGACGACGACGAAGAAGAGATGGATGAAAATGGTAATCTCAAAGACTTCGTCGTAGATGATGAAAGTGAGTCAGAAGATGCTTAAAAAAACAATGAACTATAATAGAAAATGGAAACTGACATCGGAAATCCGATTGATTATGATCCATCTGTTGATCCTTTAAATAATGAAAAGATGGATGACACTAATCAGGAAGAACAACACTATTATAATGATTATTCCATGCAAGTTCCACAAGCATTCCCTCCTATGACCCCTCCTCCCCCACAATCAGAAAAAAATGACTTCTTCTCTACCGTCGACAAGTCAACATGGATTATAGCATTTGCAGTATTCCTCTTAGGCTTTTTTATGGGGAAAACCATGCAACCAGTGATCCTCAGGTACACTTGAGTACGCAACGAACGTCCCTATATCACCATAGATAGGTTTAATACCACCCGATGCATCTCGTTTTATAAGCTGTGATGGGTATGTTGGAATAATAAACGCATCATTTGTATCTTCAACGAACCCAGCAGTCGTCGAAGCTTCTGGCTCTGAAACTGTTTTGTTTTTTAAATTATATTTTGGTTTAAAAAACAAAATAAAGAAAGCTCCTACCAAAACAATGGTCAAGAGTATTTCTAACATTTCGTTTACTGTATGTGAACATTTTTATCTAAAAACAATGATATATTGTTATTTTTAGACAAAGGGGGTAGTGTTTTTTTTAGAATTATGCAGATGAAACTTCAGGTTCGTCACTTTCTTTGATCTCCTCCATCTTTCCATCTGTCGACGCTTCAGCATCGGCTTCGCGTTTCTTTTGTCGCACTTCAACCTCGGCAGCGACGATCGCATCAGCTTCCTTAACGAGTTCTTCCATTGGAGCATCAGGTTTTTCCTTCTGGAGACGTTCGAGTACCTCTGCGGGATGGGGAATAGGTGCCTCATCGGGTTTGGTGTAAAACCGTGAGTTTTCATCACCAGGTGTAAATCCAGTCTTCGTATCCATCATTCCCTGCTTACGCTCCTGGAACATACGAGCAGCCTGTGCCTGATTATCACGGTAACCGACCATGATCTCCTCAAGCTTATCGTTCGTGTAATGAACATCCTCAATCTTGGCAGAATCTGGAGGAATGAGAAGCCACTTGTACATATCTACGACATAGATGTCGAAAGTGGGATCCTCCCTTTGAAGACGCTTCGCGTGGTTCGCCGCCTCATCACGGGTCCCGAACGCACCACGAAGCTTGATGCCTAACTTATCAGTCTTCTGAGGTGAATCTGGGCCGACGATGGAGATACACGCAAAAACCTGCCCAGGGACGGTGGTGTAGTCTTGTTCAAGAGACATTATATCTATCTATGTAGTTAAAACTTTAAGCTTCCTAAGTAAGACTATTAAAAACACGAAACTATGCTTAAATATGGAAGAGATTCGAAAGAATCATAATGATGCCAAGAGAGACCTCATTCAAACCGTGTCACAAAAGGGGTGGCATATCCTCGATGTTGGTTGTGGGTTTGGTGGAGATCTTCAGAAATGGCACAAGTGTGGGGTAAACATAAACATGTGTGATCCAGAACCCGATGCACTAGAAGAAGCGAAGTCTCGTGCGAAAAAAATGCACTTGCGTGTCAACTTTTACGAGGGAGACATTCACAACTGTCCAAACAGAAAGTTTGATATCGTATGTTTCAATTTTTCACTCCATTATATATTTGCCTCAAGGGGTCTGTTTACGAGTTCCATCAGGGAGATTAAGAAACGTATAAAACCTGGGGGTCTTCTCATTGGAATCATTCCTGATTCAGAAAAAATCATCTTCAAAACACCGTATCAGGATGATGCTGGTACATTTTTCAAAATGAAAGATCATGGAAATGGTGGCTTTGGTGAAAAGTTATTCGTACACCTGGCTGACACACCTTACTATGCAGATGGACCGAAATCTGAACCAGTGGCATACAAGGACCATTTGGTCACAGGATTGGAAGACTTGGGATTTAAATTACAACTTTGGGAGGGACTCTCAGGAAATCCCATCTCAGAACTGTATAGTAAATTTATCTTTGTATATGATAGATGATCGCTCTGGCTTTACTCATTATCATCAATCTTTTGATTCTCAAGATGACACGTGAACCCCAAGTCCTTGTCGAAGTGCGGCAACGATACAAGAAACTTCGTGATCACATTGTCGAAA